TAAACATTAAACCATCTCACATGCTTCCTGATATACTTCTTGAACTATCCGTTGAATAACAGACTTTTCAAGGTTTACCTCAGACTCTTGAATATATCTATTCAAAATAGAGAGGGTGTCTTCTGACTCAAATGCTTCAAACTCTTCACTCTCTTGGAATTGGAAGTTTTCAACGATCTTAAGTTCAAATACACCTGAGGAATAAAGTTTATCAATAAACTTTTCAAACTTTTTGAGATCTGATTTCTTGCGAACAATAACTTTTACAATCTTATTCTCATACTCACGGGTATCAAACGTTTGATAATTTGTATCCTCATAGTAGATATTATAGAACATCCTGTTGGGATTATTCACATACTCCCACTCTAAAGTATCGGTGTCAAAGATGACGAAACCACGCTTATCATTAGCATCGTTCCAGAACATCTCATATGGATTGCCTAAGTAGTAGACTTGTCCGTTGTCACTTCGTGTATGGAAGTGACCAGAGAAGACCTTAGAGAATTTCGCAAAGAGGTTGCAGTCCATACCTTGCTCCATGACGTGTCCGCGATGCGCTCTAAATCCGTTGAGTTCAAGGTGCCCCATCGCGCACGTGCTACGTGAAACTTTAACTGATTGGACAGTATCTTCATAATTTTCTGCATTGATCCAGGGAATAAACAATACTTCTAGTTTATCTAGGAGAACTTCTGCACACTTTGAATAAACTTCAACATTATCATACTCACGAAGTAATAGATCAACAGCATTAACTTCGTTTGTATTTTTGTAATATGCAGTATGATTACCAACGATAGTATGAACCGTAACTCCCATATCACGGAGCCTATCGTAGTAGTTGTTCTTTGCCCAAGACAATGCAGAGAAATCAATACCCTTCCTGCTGTCAAAGGTATCACCCATATCTACCACAGTGGTAATACCTTCTTCTTCTAAACGAGGGAAGAATACTTCATTGTAAAACTTAAGAAAGTAATCATGGAAAAGTTTTGAATTCTTTCTTGCCCCGAAGTGCTGGTCAGTAATGATTGCAACTTTCATTCTTCTTCTAAAGTCTTGTTATAAACAACAACTCTCTTTCCATCATGAGTGAATACTAATTCATCATCATGACCCCAACAGAGTTCTTCATAGAGAGCATTAAGTTTTGCCATGTCATCGTATAGTGCATCAGGATCAGGCATGATGTGCTTTCAAATTAGGGTCAGGTGTGCTCTCTTCTCTTTGTCTTACTTTATTGATAACGATAAACTTATCAGCAGCAAAGGTTCCGGCAATATTGAATTCCAGTTCAGTTCCGTCTGGCCAGATCTCTTCACCATTCTTCTTTCGCATGTCTAGGACACACTCAAGTTCCTTTATAATTTCAGGTGTGATCTTCATCCGCGCAACTTACTATGTACATTATCTTTGATTTGATTATAGTCGGAATATCCCATTCCGTCAACGTTATCATCAAAGAATACTTCACTATATCCAGACTTCTCAAGAATCTTATTCTTGATTTCTAACTGACGCTTTTCTCTTTGGATCCTGCGGAGAAACGCATAATGAATGATCTGCGTAAAGTAAGCAAAAGGATTTTGGGATTTCTCAGGATTAAAATTATGAATGTACTGAACGCAATTTTCGATTCCATCCGAGATCATGTCCTCCTTGAACATGTAATTCACAAAGTTTGGTTTGAAAGATAAATGATTTGCAATCTTCAAGAAACACTCACCAATATACCTAGGAATTACTGGTTTTACTTTACCTTGAATCTCTGCAATCTCAATATCTTCACGATATTTGATTAATGCAGCAAGAAACTCTTTATTGTTGACGTAATGCTCTGATCTTTTTCTTCTTGCCATGACTGCTGTTGATATCATAAATTTATGTCATAACTATGTAGATAGTATAACATTTTTATTAATGGTTGACAAGGTATTGAAATCTGTGTACAATATCCTTTGTAAGGGTTCAAGAGACAACTATAGCTTAGCTACTTTTATAGATCTTCTCTAGTATTTCTTTAGCATCATTTACGGTAGATATAAATCCCATCTTTTTACTTAACTTAGGTTGACCAGTTTTGTCTGAGTGTTCGTCTCTAACATATGACTGATACATCAAAATCATTTCAATATCGGATGATTCTGACATTGTTAATATATCATCTAATTTAAGTATAAACATATCATCTTTAGTTGTCTTTAACCAAGGTTCTATTTTATATCCAACAACACCGATTCGGGACTTAATTTCATTGACAATAACAGGATTAGAAACAATCAGCAGTGTTCTATCTTCTTCTTCAGATGCAGCAACTTTAGCAAAGATTTCTTCACCAGAGTTTAATTTAATTGTTGCGTAAAAGTCTTCTTCAATTCCCATGTTTTCCTAGTTGTATAGTGATTATCTCATAATTAAAATTTTCTTCGTTATATATTTTAATTCTTTCGATTAGATGATTGAGAGTGTAATTTCTTCTGGAGTTTTTTGTACAGTCGTCAGCAATATCATATAGTATCGCTTTTACTTTGTCTTTTCCTTTTCTAAGAACTCTTCCAATACTCTGAAGATTTCTGACCCTGGATTTGCTTGGAGAAGCAAAGATAACATTGTGGAGATTTTTAATATTGATGCCTGTAGAAAAAGTTCCATAAGAAGCTACGATGATTGCATTCTTTTCTTTTTCCGTTATTTCTCTTACTAGTTCTCTTTCTTCAGCATCGACACCACCATGTATAAAGAATACCTTACGGTTCTCACCCTTATTGCTATTTATCTTTTCATAGAGCACTGCTCCATGTGCTTCAACTCTGCTGTAAAGAACAAGTGTATTTCCTTTTAAATCTAATGCTAGATTAGTAATGAATTTGTTTCTCTGTTCATGTGAAATAAGATATTCAATCTCATCATTATATGTTTCAAACACTTGAGGATTGTGTTTCAGGACTAAACATTGTATATCAAGTTGAGAAAGGTGTCCTTGCCTCATTAACTCATCTGTTTTAGTTACTTTGTATGAGGGACCAAAGAGACCCTCTAATACCCATTTATGAGTTTGTGTGCCGTCTAGTGTACCAGTAAATCCAAATCTATATTTTGCATGGTGTAATTTTGTCATTATAGATATTAAAGATTTACTCTTAAATAAATGTGCTTCATCGCCAATCACAACGTTATAGTCTTCAAAGAAAGACCTGTCTAACTTATAGACAGATTGCCAAGTTGTGATTGTCACAGGAGCATCATTACTCTTTTCTCTTCCAGAATAGATACGGTGACAATATGAATCAGCATCCCACCCATAATCAAGGAAATCCTTATACATCTGCTCTACAAGAGATGTCGTTGGAACGACTAAGAGTATTTTTTGCCCTTTGTCAACGTAATATCTTACGAGGGAATAAATCATCAGAGATTTGCCGCTGGCAGTGGGGCTTATCAATAGTTTTCTATTGTGCTTTAGAGCACCGTATACTCCCTCAACTTGATATTTCCGTGGTGAGTGAGAGCATATAGAGTGCATATAATCTTTTACCCCTGAATATGAGATATGCTCATTCTCCTCATATGGGGTGCCATAATACTTGTTATCTTCAAACTTATATGTGTATCCGTAGTTCTTGCAGAACTGCACGATCTTATCCAATAGACCAACATAGATCTGCTTGGATCTCATATCATACAGGTGTATCTCACCGTTCCAATACTTATTTCTATATTGGGGCATAAACTTTGCCCCTTCTACTTCAAACTTAAAATGATCACGCAACTCATACTCAATATGAGGTTCCGTGTTAATTCTTAAAAATACTTCGTTCGATTTTGATATAACAACATTCGCAGTCGTGTCAATCATAACGTAGTTCTTCAACTACTAATATTTATTACATGTTGTCAAATTGATGTTCTAGAAGAATACGATAGAAGTGATCTCTCATCATCATGAGATCTTCTTGTTCCTGTGGTTCACCACCAGCCCACTTATTAACTGCCTGTGACAATCCTGTGTGGATTACACGCACTGCCTGTATAGGCAACTCTAAATGATAATACTGTTCTTCCTGCTCCATTAT